ATAATAATATATTCATAAAAAATTTTATAAAGATTTAAATTACTTATAATATTTTAAAATAATAATAGTAATAATAATAATTTTAAAAATCATTACACGATAGTAATTTTTTTCTGACTATGTTTGAAGAACGTACAATTTTTGCAAAATTTCTTTTATTCAAATTATTATTATTTACTTTGTTATTTTGATTATATTTATTTTCAAAAACGGCTTTGAATTTTTTTCTTTGTGATAATTCATCATTGTTACATATAACTGGTTCTTCTGATCTTAAATTCAATCCTTCATCACGACCAACAGTAAAACTTTCATTATCTTTAGGTATAATTGATAATAATTTAGGTATATTATTAGTAGCAATATATGAATATATTTGTTTTTTGGTTAAATTATTATTATTAAGCAGTGGAATGATTGAATAATTTTTTTTATTTCTATCAGCATTAAATTTAAAATTTACAATTGTTTTAGAAATTGTATCAATTGATGGATTATTACATATATCTATATTATTATAAGGATATTTATAGTTTGGTCCATTATTTATATCATTGTAAAGAAATACACAATTAACATTTGTAAAATCAGAACCATCAAGAATAAAAATTCTATTAACAATATCAAAATTATAAAATGGAAATACATTTGTTGAAAAATTAACACCAACATTCAAATCAAATTCTATCAATTTATTATAATTAAATTTAAAATCATAATCAAATTTATTATCTTTAATATTTATTTTATATTTTATTTCGTCTGAATACAAAAAATCTACTTTGTTTTTTTTATAACTTATTGAGATATCGTCATTATTTATAATTTTATAATCATTCTTCAATAATGGAGTATAGGATATATGATAATAATTATTTAAGTTATCACTTTTTTCTTTAAAAAATTTATTAAATTTATTATAATAAAAATTATTTACATAATATTCATTATGATTTAATTGAAAATTAAAATCTAAATTTACTAAAAAATTAGGATTGAATAATTTATTAACATCTGTAAATATAAATTTTTTTTCTGCATTATTTCTAGCACCAGTAGTAGAACCTAAATGTAAATTATTACATAATGATATTGAATTTATACCACATATACCATTACCTAATGATAAAAAAATTTTTTTTTTATTTTGGTTCATGAATGCGTAATCATTTTTTTTTAATAATTTTCCAGTAATAAATAAAGTATTTTTAATTATACCAGTATAAATAGATTTTTTAAAATAAATTTTATTTTCATTATAGCCAGTATTTATGATACTAAAATTCATATCAAAATTAATATTAATATCACTATTATTAATATATTCAAATCTTAGATAATTATTAGAATTGTCAATAGGTCTAGTATACAAACATAGAGAATTATTATTAACAGTAGAACCATTAGATATTATTAATGGATCTTTCGAATCATTAGAATCATTTATATGAATCAATAAATTATTTTGGAAATTATTATTAAGATTAGTTCCGGTATATATTATAACATGATTAGTAGCATCAGCAGTAGCAGCAGCACTAGCAAAATTATTATAATAATCAGTATGTGTTTTTAATATAGGTAATTTAAAATAATTACTACTATTAAATCTATTATCAAAATTAAAAGATATTAAGTTAGTTGATGTTAAGATTTTACGAAGTTTTATTATATCAGAATCTGTATTATCTACTACGTCTTGGTAATAATATATACCAGTATCAAAAGTATCAAAAAAAGTATTAATATTATTTAATATATCAGTATCATTTACATTATTATATATATTTTCATTGTTTTGATTATAATTCAATAAATAATTGAAAGAATTATCATTATTAATAATATTGTATTTATTTTTTAAAAGTAATCTAATTTTTGAAGTATCATTATTAATGAAATATATAGAAAAAAAATTCATTATTTTTTTTTGTGTTAATGTAAATATATCGAAATTTGGCCGATTGTTGTCGGGATTTTCGAGTTTTATGTTTAATAATATTTTTGTATTGTAATTATTTATAGTTTGTTTTAAATGACTATCTATAAAATGATTGTTATTACTATCTCTTTGACTATCATGATCTCTAGTAGCAAAACCATTTATATAACAACATAATTTATCAGACTCCTTAGAAATAATAATTTTATTTCTATATTTATATAAATTATTTGAAGTTGTATCAGTCATATTATATTATATATATTAATATATAATATGATAAATATATATGAAATTAATTGTAAAACCAATTTTGAGATAAATAAGATGGAACCCCTAATTTAAAATTAGATTTTTCAGTTGTTTTCAAATTTGGTCCTGCATGTAAAACTGAATCAATTTCAAATGTTCCGATAGCATAATTATAATATTTTATATTTGATAAATATCCTTCAAACCCCCTAGATAAATTAACATTAAATGAATCGTAATTTTGCATTATAACACCTCTCAATTTATAACTAGACATAGCGACTCCATTAATATAAACATCAACTTTGTTTTGTGATGTAACTCTAATAACACAATTGATCCATTTTTTCAAAGGTAAATTATCTATAAATATGTATTCGGTTTCAATTTGTTTATTACCAGGTTCATTAGTATTAGTAGTATCTATTAATATCATCATACCAACCATATTATCAGATGCATCTATACAGGAGTTAACATTAGACTCCTGATTATTTCCATTATAATATTTAGATACAGAAGATTTACCATTATATAAATAAACCCCTGGTGCATTATTTGGTCCTTTAATAGCGGTAGCGTCTTGACCCGAAAAACAGGTGTAATCATCGCTATCTTTTATATGAGCAGTTGATCCTTTATTAAATACGTGAGAAAATTTGACTCCATTATTATTATTAGTATAATGAGGGTATTCATTAATAAACATCCACCAATTATATGTTAATTCTAATCCTGAATATTCATTATTAGAACGCATAACTGGTATAGCGTTTTTATCTGCTAAAGTTTGTGAAATAACCATAGAAGATCTAGCATTTTTTAATCCTTTAAGTAAATATGGCGTTGGATCAGGTCCGAAAAAATATTTAATAAGAAAAAAAGAGAGTTTAGTTAAATAAAAAAATATAATTATCATCAATAGTAAAAATGTGGCTTTTGCTAATAAACTATTAGATGTCATAAACTCTTTCGTGTTATTTAAAAAATTATTTGAATTTATATTATCAAAATTACTATCTATACTTGATTTTATATTATTGAAATCCATATTATATTATATTATAATAATATAATAATATAATATATTGTAACAAAAAATATTATAATATATTGTAACAAAAAATATTATAAGAAAATAATAAAAATTTTAATTTAAATCAAAAAAGAGCTTTTTTCTTGATTATATTCTAAAAATGAAACTTTTAAGTTATATTTATTGAATAATGACGTTGAATGTTTTGAGTCTATACCGTCTTTATATATATCATAAGCATCTGTGGTAGTAACAGCGCTATCAATATATCTTATTCTTGTTAAGAAAGTATTGTGTGTTTGAGTCGAACCATCGATACCATTTAAATATAGTTTATTATCATCCATATTACTAGATTCCGTGAATAATGCATCTGGTAAAATAAATGAATTATGTAATTTACCGTCTAAATAAACATCAAAAACATTATTATCTATAGTTATAGTCAAGTTAACCCATTTTTGTAGAGGAATATTTTTCAATACAAATCTGGAAATAATCTTTTTATCATTATTATCACTTGTTCTTACATAAATATGAACATCGTTTCTATTCTTGTTCAAACATATATGTATAGTTGGGAGTTTGGTGCTGGTGGCATCGAGGCCGAGGTCGGCATCGGTGACTGATTTAGTCATAGACGTTGCGGAAAAATTAGCATCAAATATTTCAACTAATGCGGTAATCGTATCCTCATCATAAATGCTAGTATTATTATAAAATGTTAAAAATGGATTACTAGCAGTAGCTGTTGTAAAATCATTTATAAAATACCACATAGAAAAACTCATATTAGCAGACGATTCTTTTTTTAAATTATCAATTAATTTAAAACTGTTATTGCAATCTAATATAGAATCGTATAAAACGTCAGTTTTGAAATATATATTAGTAATACCAATAATAATAACAATGATAAGTATAATAATTATAATTATTTTCCATAAATCCATAATATATTTATATATATTACATAATATAAAATATATTAAAAATTTATTTCTAAAAATTTATTTCTAAATATTAATTAAAAAATTATGTTACTTTTTTTAATGTTTATAATTGATATTTTTAATCTGTGCTTCTAATCCATTTAATTTAAGTAATTCTATATTAGTATTATATAAATCGTTTGATATATCAATAATATTATTACCGATACTGATATTGTTGTAAATAATAGAATAATTTTGCATATCAATAATATGTAGTTTGAATTTATTATTAAAAATCAATTTATTATTCAAATATATACTAATATATGTTGCATCATATTTTATGTTAAATTTATTAAATTTATTAAATTTAATATTTTTCAATGTAAATAAATTATGTAAATTATATGAATTATCAATATTAGTATCATAATTAGTATTTGTATAAGTAGGTAAATCTGTTTTATACAAAGGGTCTTTGTAATTCAAATCATTATCAATGGGAAATTTATATCCATAAAAATAAAATAAAATATTATTATTTTTATATGAAATAATAGGTCTATTACAAAAATTTAATATTTGTATTTCATTATTATTATTATTATGATTGGCATTTATATAAAGTTCAAAATCAATTTCATAATTATTAATAGTATTAATGACATAATTATATATTTCATAATTATTTTTACCTATATTTTTTTCAAGATAATTACCAGTAAGAACATCATTTAAATAACCTTTTAAATATTTTTTAGTATCTTCAAATTTTTGAACAAATTTATCATTTAATTCAGTAGACGTTAATACCTTATTATCTTGGTCACTATCTGTAGCCGTCACCACCCCCGCCGCAGTCGCCGCATCCCCCTCAGCCGCATGTGGAGCCACCGATCTCGGCCGCGCTGCCGCCGCCGCCCACGCCACCTCCCTCTCCGCATTCTTCATCCCCACATCCACCCCCACCTCCACCGCATCATTGATGTGACCCATACCGTACGTCGCTGGATTCGCTCCCTGGCCCACGGCCAGAACAAACGCATCCTCCGCCGCCTCCGCCGACGCATCCAATATATCGTCCCAAAGTTTTCCCTTCCGAAGATTAAGCTTATCCAATTCACTATTCCTCATTTGGTCCACATTAGTCCGCTTATCCAGCTCCATCTTAGCCCAATTTCCCACTGCCTCCCCCGTATTAGCCTTCGCCTTCGCTCTCACCGTCTCCTTGTCTCTTTTATAAATCGCCTCTTGAGGGTCGTAAGCCTCGACGAATCCTTCATGAGTTATAAAAAATTTACCAAATTTGTGCAAATATTTTTTCAATAAATGTTCATATGTTTTTTCCTCAAAAAATGTAAGAGATTTATCAGGTATATCAAGTATAGTATTAAAATTTTTAAGTTTAATATATTTTTTAATATAAACAGGTTCTTGTAATTTATTATCATAATAATCATAATTCAATAAATTATATGAAACTTTTGGATTAAAAAAACTATTATTTTTGAAAACACTACTATATTTATTGTATAAAAACAAAACTAAAGATAACATCAAAATTATAAAAAAGTAAAAGTAAGTAATAGGTAATGTTATTTTTAATTCATATTTTAATTGATTTACTAATAAATATATAATACAAGGAATAAAAAATACAATTAATAATATAGTGCAAGTTACTGATTTTAAAAAATCTAAAAAGATATTAAATATATTTTTACCATTATTGTTATATAATGCAAATGATCCATTAGTACAACTAGTTATGAATTGTTTAAATATATTAGATAAATAAATAAAAAAACTAATAAAAGTAAAAATAAATAAAATAATAATAATATTAATATATAAATTGTGTGCAAAATTGAAAAATTTGTAAAAAAATAATATAAAAGAAATAAGAAAAATAATACATAGAAATAAAAAAAGACCAATTAATATACATTTAAAAAAAATAGTTAATGTATTAAATAACTGTGTATCATATTTTCCTCTATCTTTATTGTTTTTGTCTTCTTTATTTAAATAAAATAAGTATTTTTTATTTACACCATTATCATCGGTATCCTTATAAAATCCATAGTCTTTAGTATGTGTTCTAGTATTTAAAAAATAAAACAATAAAATAAGTACAAAAGAAATGAAAGTTAAAAAAAATAAGCAAAATTTATAATATGTAGTATCATTATAATAATTAGATAATATATTAGATTTATTATAATCGTATTCAATTTCAGATATTTTATTAGTATTATAATTTACATCGTTAGATTTCAATAAATCATAAGATTTATTATTATTAAAAAAATTATAAATAAATTTATTGTAAAATAGAATATATATAAATATAAAAAAAATAAATAATAAAATAATTAAATATCGAACCGGTTTATTAATAACCAAATCGACAAAATTATTAATGCAATTATATAAAGATGTTTTTTTTTCTTTAAGCGATTCTAAAAATATAAATTGGATTAATGATATTAATATATATTTAAATTTTTCTGTTATAAAAATAATAAATTTTTTAAATTGTTCTATATATTCAGACATATTAGAATTCGTTAATATATTAATATATAATTATATAAACAATTTATATATTAATAATTATAAATTTTCAAAGGTAGTTTTTTTTCCATGGCATTCTCTACATAAAGCTACTAAATTATGTATATCATTACTTCCACCATGACCTAATTTTTTGATATGATCAACTTCAAACCATGCGTTTAATTGTGAGTTACAATTATTACATTTCCAATTTTGATTAGCCGCAATATACTTTTTTTTAGTTTCACTAACACTTCTTTTAGTTTTTTTTTGATTAATATTATCAAAATTATTATTATTATTATCAAAATTATTATTATTATTATTAAAATTATTATTATTTGGAACATTATGAATTGATTTTTGTGTTAAATTGATAATAGGTGTTATAAAAGATTCGGTTTTTTTATCAATTGGTGCATATTTAACATAAGTATTAACATTATACAATAAATCTTTTGCTTGTTTTGGATTTTTTTTCAATAACAAATACAAAGATAACCCAACAAATGCTACGAAAATCATTTTGTAATATTTTTTATAATTATACATTTTATATAATAGTTTATTATCATAATAAATATTTAAAATAATGAACAATGTAGCAAAGAAAATAATGAATTCTGCTTTCATTAATATATAATTATATAGATTTAATTTTTAGTATAGATAATTATTATTAATATAATCAATAATAATAGTAGTAAAGAAAAAAATATGTATTTATATTTTTTAGATTTATCATCCTGTATTTTTATTTCTTTTAATTTGTAATTGTTATAATAGTAATTCATTGCATCAAAATATGAGATTTCTTTTTTTCCTAAATAAATATTTATTTTATTATGAATAAAATGAACCCATTTTATTAAAGATTCTTTTGAATCTAAATAAGGGGTTACAGGATATTTTTCTAAAAATATAGAGAACTGTTTTGATATATCATGATGAGGTATAAAAATAGGTAAATTATAAATAACATCATAATATTTTTTTTTTAAAATATCATTAGGATTATCAGAATAATTCATAGCAATAGTATACAAAAAGAACCAATAATGCGGTCCCCAAACAATAGGATTGAGATTCATATAAAATAAATTAATAAAAAAGATTTTAAAAATATAAAAATAAATATATTAGTTATGATAAAAAAAACATCTTTTTGTAATAATTGTGGTCGTAGTGGACATTTATTTCATCAATGTAAACATCCTATTATAAGTAATGGTATAATAGTTTTTAGAATTTTTAATGGGCAAATTGAGATATTATTAGTTAAAAGGAAAGATAGTTTATGTTATGTTGATTTTATAAGAGGTAAATATAAATTAGATGATAAAGATTATATACAAAATTTGTTTAATAAGATGACAGATAAAGAAAAGGAGATGATAAATCATTATAACTTTGAAAATTTATGGAAAAATTTATGGGGTAATAATGTAACAAATCAATATAAAAATGAAGAAAAAATATCAAATGAAAAATATTTACATATAAAAAATAATAAAAATACAATAAATATTAATAATATTATTGATAATTGTTCTGATACATATTATGAACCAGAGTGGGGGTTTCCAAAAGGTCGTCGCGGATTCAGAGAAAATGATATACAATGTGCCTTACGCGAATTTCAAGAGGAAACAGGATATAATAAGGATGAGTTATCATTAATATCAAATTTATTAGCATTTGAAGAAATTTTTACAGGTTCAAATCATAGATCTTACAAAAATAAATATTTTTTAGCATATTTACCTAATAATAAAGATCAGATTGAAATATTTCATAATAATGAAATAAGTGAAATAGAGTGGGTAAATATAGATGATGTTAGTAAAAAATTTCGTAAATATAATTTCGAGAAAATTAAAATAATTAATGAGATTAAAATTATATTAAATAATTATAATTTATATATATAATAAATGATAACTTCTAGCTCAGACGATAGTAGTTCTGATGATGATAAAATTATAGAACCATATAAAGGTGATGATTTATCTAGCGATTCTGATTCTGATTCTGGTTCTGATAGTAAAATAAAATTACAACATGACGGAAGTAATGATATAAAACCAGATGATATAAATGAATCAAGCGATTCAAGTGAGTCAGATGATTTAGATGAATCAGACCTTAATAAAAAGCATATAGAATATATTGATAAATTAAAAAAAAATCTGTATAATGATACAGTAGATAAAACATATGATAAATTTGTAGTTCCAAATTTATTGAAAAAAGAAGAAATTAAATATTATTTAAATAATATTGAAAAAATTAATAATAAAGATGTTAATAATGATAAGTTTGATTATATATTACCACATATAGATGATACGAATTTTAATTTAAAATTAGTAAAAAACAAACAATTTTTAGATACAAAATATAAAACATATGATCATAGAAATATAAATACTATAGCAGATAAATTATGTAATAGCGATTTTGAATTAGCACCGCATCAAATATTTGTTAAAAACTTTTTATCAGTAAATAGTCCTTATAATAATTTGTTATTATATCATGGATTAGGAACAGGTAAAACATGTTCGGCTATAACTATAGCAGAAGAAACGCGTCAATATTTGAAATATATGAATAAAATAAAAAGGATAATAATAGTAGCGTCACCAAATGTTCAAGAAAATTTTAAATTACAATTATTTGATGAAAGAAAATTAAAGTTTGAAAATGGAAAATATAATTTAAATAATTGTGTTGGCAATAGTATATTAGATGAAATAAATATAAATACTGAAAATTTATCCAGGGAAACTATTATAAAAAATATAAAAAATATGATAAGTGCATATTATATATTTTTAGGATATATAGAATTTGCTAATTATATTATAAAAACTAGTAATATTGATAATTATTTGAAATCTAATAAATCGTTATCTGATAAAGATAAACAATCATTAATAAAAAAAAAAATAAAAAGAGTTTTTGATAACAGATTGATTATAATAGATGAAATTCATAATATTAGAATGATTGATAATAATAGTAGTAACAAATTAGTAGGAAGAGAATTATTGAAATTAGTAACATATTCTGATAATATAAAATTATTATTATTATCTGCTACTCCTATGTACAATGATTTTAGAGAAATAATTTATTTAATTAATATTATGAATATAAACGATAAAAGACATACAGTAGATTATAAAGATATATTTGATATAAGTGGAAATTTCTTGAAAAATGACAAAGACGAAGAAATTGGAAAAGAATTATTTATTAGAAAAATTACAGGATATATTAGTTTTATTCGTGGTGATAATCCAATTACATTTCCATATAGAATTTATCCTGAATATTTCAGTGATAATAGTTCAATGAAAAATGATTATCCAAAATATCAATTTAATAAACAGAAAACTGTTTCTGCTATTAAATATTTGGATTTGTATTATAACAAAATTTCAGAATATCAACATTTTGTATATGATAAATTAATTCTTAATATAGAAAATAAATTAAATAAAGATTCTGGCGTTAATAAATTTTTAAATGTCGAATCGTTAGGATATATTGATTTACAAAAACCATTAGAAGCATTAAATATATGTTATCCAAATATAGATAAAAATTCTGATTTAGATAATACATTTAATTATAAATTATTAATTGGTAAATCTGGATTAAACAATGTTATGGTTCATGAAGAATCAAGTAATCCTCCTTCAAAATATAATTATGATTTCAAAAAAAATGTAAAAGAAAATATTTTTGATTATAATAATATTGGAAAGTATAGTTCTAAAATTAAAAATATATTAGATTCTATATTAAATTCATCAGGACCAATTATTGTTTATTCTCAATTTATTGATGGCGGGCTTGTTCCTGTAGCTTTAGCTCTTGAATCGTTAGGGTTTAGACGATATAATGCAACTAATAATTTAATGAAAAATCCAGGTGAAGAATTAGATATATATAGTTATAAAAAAAAATCGGAGGCAATGAAATTAAATAATAAACATAAAGCTGCGAAATATATAATGATTACCGGTGATGAACTTATTTCACCAAAAAAAAATATACCTAACGATATTAATGTTTGTACAAATATTGATAATGTAAATGGTGAAAATATAAAAATAATTCTTTTATCTCTAGCTGGAAGTGAAGGATTAGATTTCAAATTTATTAGACAAATACATATACTTGAACCATGGTATAATTTAAATAGGATAGAACAAATAATAGGACGAGGCGTTCGTACATGTAGTCATAAAGATTTAGAATTAAAAAAAAGAAATACCATGATATATTTACATTCAACTTTATTAAACAATGATATTGAATCAATTGATAATTTGATATATAAAAAATGTGAAAAAAAATCTATAGCAATTGGTAAAATTACTAGAGTTTTAAAAGAAACTAGTGTTGATTGTTTATTAAATTCTAAACAACAAGAATATAATGAAATCGCATTAAATACTAATTTAGATTTAATTTTATCTAATAATAATAAGATATCATACAAATTAGGTGATAAAATAAATACACCTATATGTGATTTTATGAATAATTGTTATTATACATGCAATCCTAACTTTGATGGAACTAATAATATTGATAACGTTGACGAAAATCTTATGAATTATAGTTCAAATAATTTAATTTTAAATTATGACAAAATAAAAACCATATTATACAATATGTTCAGAGAAAAATATTATTATTATATTAATGATGTAAAAAAACAATTTAATTTTTTTAACATATCTAATATCAATATTGAAAATGCAATACAAAATATATGTAAAAATGAATCTATTATTTTTAAAGATAAATATAATAATCCTGGTCATATTATAAAATTTAATGATTTATTAATTTTTCAACCATCTAATTTAGATGATAAAAACGAACCACTTTTTTCTAGAATGAATAATAATATAGTTGCACCCGATCATATTGAATTTAAACCTAAAAATGAATTTTATGAAAATAAAGTTCATCTTGAAAAAAAACCCAATAAAAAATCTCAAAAAAAAACTGGTAATAAATCCCATTCTGATTCTGCTTCTGATTCTGATTCTAACTCTGATTCTGACTCCAAGTCTAGTACCGATTCTGATTCTGATTCTGATTCTGCTTCTGCTTCTGCATCTGATTTAAATATTGTAAAAAAATATATAAAAGATTTGTCAAATAAATATACAAATATTTTAAATAAAGATAACGATTCTATTGACGAGGAATATAAAAATATAAAAAATGTATATTTTTATTTATCACAATACACCTCTAACGATTTGTTAGATACTGTTATTTTACATTTATTGTTAGAAAATGAATATTACAATAATTATTTTTATTTGTTAAAATATTTATTTGATAATACAGAATTAACAGAATTTGAAGATAAAATTAAAAAATATTTTTCAAAAAAAATGTACAATTTCAATGATAAACAATTTTTTGTTATTCCTGACAAAAATAAAATTATTGTTTATTTGTTCAATAATTACAATTTTAATTTAGCAGAACATGAAGATATTAAAGAATTCAATATTTATATAGAAGATTTAAAAAAATCATATGAATTTAATCAAATTATAGGATTTATGGATAATTATAATAATGAATATATTTTTAAAACCATCAATATTTTAAATACGAGATCTAGTGGTGGACGATGTAATGTTATCACTAAAACATTAGTTGCGTCTCAAATCAGTGAAATTATAAAGGATGAAAAATATTTTAATGAAATAAATAATTCGTTAGATAAATTTCATCGTGATTCTCTTTGTATTATACAAGAAATTATATTAAGAATATTTCAATTATCCGAAAAAGATAATAAAATATGGTTTATGAGTTTTGAAAATTCTGTTATTTTTAATTTAAAAAAATATAAATTATAAAATTGAATAAACATATTAATATATAAATATTTAAATATATATATATATTAATTATAATATGAATGACAATATTTATAACGTTAACGTATTAACAAAAAAAGTTTATGTTGAATTTTCTAATATTAATAAAAATAATATTGACAATCTTATTTTAAAAAATTTGAAATTTTATTATGAAAATAAATGCATAAACGAAGGATATATTAAAACTAATTCTATAAAAATTATTAATTATAATAATCCATTAATACGAGATAAACATGTTATTTATGACGCTATTTTTGAATGTAAAATAGCTAACGCTATACAGGGTAATATTATACAGTGTATTGTCAAATCTATTACAAAAATAGGTATAAAAGCAGAATTAAACGCAGATTACAGTCCATTTATTGTATTTTTAATACGAGATCATCATTTTACTCTAGATGAATTTTCAAAAATCAAAGAAAATGATATTGTAAATGTAAAAATTATAGGTCAAAGATTTGAATTAAACGATACAAAAATTCATGTTATTGGTGAGTTACAAATTTAAAAAATTTATTTTAATTATATAATATTATTTTTTAATAATATTATATAATTATCTCCTCAGCTGGGATCGAACCAGCGTCCAATGGATATCCGCTGAAAACAATTACAGTCCACTGCTCTACCAACTGAGCTATGAGGAGATATATATCTATCATTATACATTTTAATCTTTATATTGATTATTTAAACAAATATTTATTTTTAAATTGGCGATTTAATTTTTAATTTTTTCAATAATTTTCTTGTTTTGTTATAATGTTTGAACCTTTTATTCAATTTTTTTAATTGTTGTTTATCATTTTTGTATTTTTTTTTTAATGTTTTATAAGGGAATTTTTTGAATGGATCAAAAAATATGTTTATATCTTTTATATCTTGATTTCCTAATTGTAATATTTTTTTCATAGTTGTTCCTTTTAAAAATCTCCATATAAAAGGAAATTTCATATGTAATTCGTTTGCTTTTACACTCAATTCATCTGATGTATTTAAATTTTTACTAATTAAATGTTTACATGTTCCATGTTTATTGTTAATTTTTTTACATTTTTTTGTATTCTTATATTTTTTCATATTACAAATCCCCCAATTTTTTGAACACGATAACCCAGATGCATTTGACTTATAATAATTTGGATAACAATATACAGGTGAACAATGTATCATATCAGATCCACATGGTACATCTTGACACGTCTTGTATTTATAACAATTTTTCATTATATATAATATATATATAATATTTTTTTATAAACTTTTTAAGCTTTGTGTATAAGGATTATTTTTAAAGGCAGTTAATAAATTTTGATCAATTCTATCATTATTTTTATACTCATTAACACCTTGAACTTGTCCTATAAGCTCTGAATTTGGAACTACATTTGGTCCACCATTCATAATTGTTTCTCTGTTGTTATTCAACATCGATTGATCTTTAGACATTTTAATATTAGTATTACTATTGAAAACAGATTTTGACCCATGATTAACAGCAGTAGTATATGTTTTATCAAAACCTGAATCAGATGTATATGCAAATGAATGATTTCTATTACCAAAATTATTATTAGTTCCAGACCCGATATAATAGTTATTAGTAGTGTCTCTTTGATTTTCAACTGGTTGATAATTTTGTGTATTTCCTATATTATTTCCAACAACTTGATTTTGAATATTTAAATGATTATTATCTATTTTACCTGTTGTCATTTCTCTGTTAGTTATTTTTGGTTTTAAAACATTATTATTTTCTTTATAAGTTACTGTATTTGATACAGAACCCATTCTATTATTGTGTACATTATGTTGTTTGCGTGTTTCTTTGAAAACATCTAAAAATGGCGAAACTGATTCTTTTATTAATCCTACTACATTTCTAGCAAAATCTGTATTAGATGTTGTATTTCTATTATTATTATATAAATTGTAACCATCTTTATTTGATGTTGTTGTTTGGTTATTTTGTTCTACAGCTGTTGCTATTCCAACGGGTAAGTTAGGTAATTGTTGTCTTGTTGTATCTTGATAATTTTGAATTTCATTATATTGTGTATTATTACTAATAGCATTTCCATAATAATCTTTTGTTGTATCTATTCTATTTGAATCTCTCATTATTACATCACTTCTAGTTGTTTGAGCTTTTTCAGAACCAGTAGTAGTTAACCATCTAGATGGTGTATTTTCAAAATATTTTTCAGGTAAATGTTTTTCTATCTTACCTAACGATTGTACTGTATTTATGTTTTGAATAGAACTTTGCGCTGGACCCCCAAATCCATTTAGCTGGAATGATTCTTTTTTATTAGAATCAACGCGTAATTCATCTACTGATTTTGGCATCCACGATTCTCTAGATAACATACCTGAATTATAACCAGCCATTCCTTCAATACCTCCATTATTCACTCCATCTGCGCTTTGCGTTCCATAACCTAATCCAATACCTGGACCAACGCGTTGTGGTTCTGTTAAAGAATAATTAGACATTTTCATAGATTCATTTACACGAGATTGATAAAAATCAGTGTTATTAGAAGATCCATTAATATTTGTCATATTATCATTTGGTTTAAATAATGGTTCTAATTCTTTTTTTTCATTAAATTGGCTACCATAACCCTGTTTGCTATCAAGTATTGATTCATTTATAGTTGAATCAATATTTGGACCCCTTATTTTTGCGCCATAAAATGGTTGCATATTATTGTGTTTAAATTTTGTATTATCAACATTTTCACCAGACATCAAATTAATAGATGATTGTTGCGTATTATCAATTTGATTATTATTATTATTATTATTATTATTATTATTATTATCAATTTGATTGGTATTATTATTCTCAACGCCTGTATTTTGTAGAGAATTATTAAATTTATTAATATCATTATTTATTAAATGATCATCTATATTTTTAATATTTTTACTATCATAATTTGAATAATTTTCCAATTTGTTTTTCTTTTCTTGTTCTGATAAAATATATAAACTTCCTAATATTATTATGGGTATTGCTAGAGCTGCCATTTAATATATATTAATATATATTAATATATATATTAAACTTCATTTATATTTAATTTTCATGATTTTGATTTTGATTTTAATTTTGATTTTGATTTTGATTTTTTAAATTATAGTAATCTTTTTCTAATATTCTACTCGATAAATTATTACTAAATGGAACATTATAATTATCTTGAGGATTAAAGAATAAATATTCAAAATTATTTGGCTGATCTAATGAATCTAATCCTCTTATATTGTACGCTGGGTCATTTATTCTTGGATGTTTTACTACTTCATCATAAGTTGATGTTCTACTAGTTTTATAATAATCATTACTTTCTAAATAATTTAAATAATTATTATCCGTGGTATCTCTATTTAATGTTCTCGTTATACCTTTTAAATCACTTTCTATGCTTGTTTTATTATTTGATAAATTGCCCCCCCAATGTTGCATTCTCATAAATGGATCATTGAAAAATAATATATCTTTTCCATTACTAGGTTCTCCTAAAATATGTTTTCCTACATCACTTGCTTGATCTATATATTTTTGAAGTCTAGATGGGTCATCATATAATCTTGTAAACGCCATATATATTTATTATATTTATTATATTAAAATTATATAATAATTTGTTAATATTATATAATAATTTGTTAATATTATATAATAATTTGTTAATATTAATCTTAAATTTAAAAGGTTAAAGCCCAGAACCCGCTATTCATCACCGTGCCATCAAGTATTGATGTAGCTTCAATATTAGTATTAGTTGCATCCATTCTCGCATAATATAAATTATGAATAAGATGACTATTACTATTTTGTTGTTTTCTAGCAAATACACAACCAAGTAAATGATTACTTATATCATTTAGTATTATATTACCAGGAATAGGTTTTAATCTTAATAAATAACCTTCTAATTCTAAACTACTTATTTTAGTATTACCAGAAACATCATCATAATTTATTGGATTATCTTTTTCTAATATATAAATATCATTTGATACATCAATAGCACATTTTGGATTTAATGTATTAATACCTAATCTATTATTACTAGTATCAATAGTTACACAGTTATTTATATCAGGTATCACTGTAGAATCAGAACTTATAGAATTAACAGTGCTTATTATTTTGTTAACAGACATATATTTAATATTATTAAATATATGTCTTTAAATATATGTCTTTAAATTTGATTATAGTATTTCAATATTTTATTAATATTTTATTAATATTTTCTGAATTTACGTAAAATGTCAAATTTACCTTGTTTGTTTCTTATAGGCATTATTCTAGGGCCATCATATTCTTGAGGCATTTGTCTTAATATCATTTCTTTTTCAAAATGTTGTTCTCTTTCAATTTTGAATAGTTGCTTAATATCTTCTTTTGTCATATTTTTAAATCCTGGAGTTAATTCTGCGGTTGATTCAAAATTTTTCTTTATTTTTTCTAAATTATTCTGTTTTTCTATATAAGTATCTATATCATCATTACTTAAATCATTTACAAATTCTTTATGCATATCTGCTAATCCTTTGAAATATTCATTACCAAATTTACGATGTCCAGATATATCTCTTTCATAATCTATTTCTGCTACTTGAGCGGCTTGTTTTTGTATTTCAATCAAAATTGGTGTGTCTGTGTTTTCGGCATTTTGATTAATTGACTCGCTAAATTTACGACCATTATATTTCATATGATCTTGTGCTATTTTTTTCATAAGTCGTTTTGAATACTCTTTTCTATATTTTTTATCTTTTATTATATCATAATTATCATTACCCGACTGGTCATATACAACCGCATCATTTAATACATTATTTATAACCATATTAATATCTAATAATTTTCTACATTTTCTTAATTTTTGTTCTTTATCTTCATGTGTTAAATCATCAGATCCACTTAAATCATATATTGTACTATATGGATCTTTATCTATAAATTCAATATCTATTTTTTCATCATTTTCTTCAAACATATCTTTTACTTTAAATTTGGCTAATTCAAATAATGAATTCAAACACAAATCATTTATATCTTCTATATCACCTGAATTAGCCAATTCTACTTCACATAGATTAATAAATGTTTCAGCTAATAATGTAGTTAATGGTGTGATACCATTTATATATTTTGAATTATTGTACAAATTATTATTGTGTAATATTATTTTTTTGAAAACATTTTTATTCATACTATTATCTCTAAATATATCATAACCATCTTCAAATTCTATATAACTAATTTTGTCTTTGTCTTTTGATTTATTTATTAATTCAAAATTACCAAATGATACATCAGAATTTATAGTTTTTATTAAATCTATATTTGATACATCAAATACTTTTGATCTAAAGGCTTTCTTGAAATCATATTCGTAACCATTAGCATTTCTTATATACCCATCTGATACTATACCATTGTAAATATTATTTGAATTTTCAATACCTAATGTATGTTGTTTAACAAAATACGATATAGGTAATAAGTCAGAATCTATTCTGAATGTATGCGAACCTTTTAATATATCATTTTCTTTGAAAACATCAACGCTTGTTTTATTATCTTCAATCAATGAATAATATTCATTGCTTATTGTACATATTAGTTTGTTTTCGCCAACATGTAATTTCTTCATATTTGTAATACCACCAAGTAATATCAAATTGTTACTTATTGTTATATACGACATATCACTTAATGAAGCATCTATTGTTATATTATCTGGATTTAATGATAAATCGAAATGTAAATTAATGGTATTGAAATATGGATTATTATCTGATAAATCATTATATTTTTCAACAACACCAAAGCCATCTATTGGTGTTCCTGTGAAATTATAATATACGTATGTATTATCATTTTTAAATTCGGTTATCAATCTTAAATTATTTGGTTCGTCTTTAACATTTACCTTACCTATATCAGTTGTTATCACATTTGATATTATTGAACCATCTGCTATTTTTGCTTTCAAATTATCACTAATGTTTACTAAATTATTGCTTAATTCTGTTTTAAATGTTTCTATTAAATTGGTTTTACTAATATCACTTACTATTAAATTTGCTATATCTTCTGATGATTCTGCGTGAATACTATAATCAATTACAACATTTATTTCAGTATTATCACTCAACTGACTATATACATTTGAAAATAATTTAATATTCAAATTATTATTTATAAATTTATTCAAACTTAAATTGCTATAATCACCATCGTACATCTCTATGTTATTATAACTATTCAATGTGTACATGTAATTTTCATTATATATTTCTTTTAATAAATGAACATTATTTAATGTTAAATTACTCACAGTTGGAACTTTTATTACACCATTTTCAATTGTTAATTCCCATTCTCTTATAATATATTCATCTGGATCATCAACAAAATAACCTATTTTAATTTTACCATGTGCATTTTCGTCTAATATTAATTTTAAAACTTCAGTGTTTTCATTTTTACTTATATCATATACATTACCAGATGTTTCCCAAGATATTGGGCTATCATTATAACATATATCTGTCCAATTTATTAAAATAGATTGATAACTACTATCTATATTATTTCTCATAGTCATAGTATTATCATTTCCATAGAATCCATAAAAATTATCTTGTAAATCATATTTCGAGTTGACATTATTTCTTGATATATCTAAATTATTTACTTTTATATTTATTGTACTATCTGTATTATAACTTAAATCACCTATTGTTATATAAGAATCATTTTCATTTTTTGATGGATCTACAGTAAAACTATTTATAAGATTTTCTGGATTAAATCTATAATTTTTGAAATATTTGTAATGCATATAAATAGACCCGACAACAGAGTCCATTTGACTTTCATATACCAAATTAGAAACATCTTCAAACTTATTTGAACCATTTACATCTTCGATTCTAGTTCCAAGTTTAATTTTTTTGAAATAATCATTTTTTGTTAGATTCAAATTAATTGTATTTTTTTTATATATTTTAGTTGGTCTATTTGTTGCATCAAATTGTAGTGGTCCTAAATATGTTATCAAACTTATATCTTCTGTTAATATATTTAATGTTGGTTTATCTAATCCAAACTCAATATTATGTATTGCTATTTGGTCTATTGGTGAATCATTATGTAATGAACTTATTGATTTTTTAAGTATAGTTTGAGTTACACTATTATCTGGATCATTTTTATAATCATTCTCTAATATAAACGCTAAATCTTCTCCTATTATCATATTTGCTTTTGATTCTAAACTATAATAACCTGGTTCAGGTTCTGGTTCAGGTTCTGGTTCTGGTTCTGGTTCTGGTTCTGGTTCTGGTTCTGGTTCTGGTTCTGGTTCTGGTTCTGGTTCTGGCTCTGGTTCTGGCTCTGGTTCAGGCTCTGGTTCTGGTTCAGGTGTATATTCCAGAAAATCATTTGGTAGTCCTGGATAATCAGATGATGTTGTTGATTGTTTAACAAATTTATATATTGAATTATTATCTTTACCAGTTGGGTCTAGTAAAGTTGATTTTTGTTCAGCTAATAAAGCTTCGCTTGATAAATTATTAAACATTTCATTACCACTAGCCTCTGCTTGTGTAATTAACACATCTCCTGTAAGTCCCATAACATATTCAAAAAAATTGTTTTGCCCTTGTACATATTTGGCAATAATAGCATTATCTAATTTAATGTTATTTGTATATAAATAATCCCAATCTGGTGATAAATCATTACCTAACCAATCAGTTGAATACGGTGGTAATCCTGGATAATCAGATGATGTTGTTGGTTGTTTAACAAATTTATATATAGAATTATTATCTTTACCAGTTGGGTCTAGTAAAGTTGATTTTTGTTCAGCTAATAAAGCTTCGCTTGATAAATTATTAAACATTTCATTACCACTAGCCTCTGCTTGTGTAATTAACACATCTCCAGTAAGTCCCATAACATATTCAAAAAAATTTTTTTGCTGTTGTATATATTCAGTTAATATTCTACCATTAATATTTGATACATCTAACAATAAATAATCGTAATTATTGTTGCTTGTCATATTATAATATATTATATATTATATATAATATATTATATATATTGATATAATAATATATTATAATTTTTATAATTTTTATAATTTTTATAATTTTTATAAATCTTCAATTATTGTTAATGGATAAAATCCTGATTCATGTAAAATACTGTTATTTTCTAAATCTTTAGGTGGAAATTCATCAGGTGTAAACATATATTCATATTCAGAAAGTGGATAATATTGATTTCCTCTAGACTCAGTATTTGCATATTTTATACTTAAATATACTTGATTGGGTGGGTTTTCTTTCATAAATGAAATATATTGTGGATTAAAATTAAATATTCTAAGTTGTTCATTTGCTTGACATAATGAATCGGAGGATGATTCTTTTGATCCTAATGAATCAAATCCGTTGGAGACCCCATCAAATTTTATCGTATAAAGTACAGCAGTAGGCATTATAATTCCATTATTACCCATCATCGCGGCATCTCTAGTAATTTTTGTAATATTATCTACCCATGAAGAACTACTTGCCTCAGTTCCGGCCCCTTGATTTACTGTCAATTGATTATTAGTAATTACATTATTTATTGCACCAAGATCCTGAATTATTTGAGTAGTATCACTATAAAAATGAGAATTGAAATCGATTAATTTATTTCGTACATTTAAATCAGTTAAATTTGAATTATTAGTTCCACATTTTTTACCACCTTTTTCAAATCCCTCTCCTCGACTAAACCAATTGAAATGACATACTTCAACATAACACTTTTCATTCTGAGCTAATGATTCTCTTGGTATGTGACCTTTCAAATATACTTCACCAGTAGTAACATTTATAACTAATCCTGGTGGTATATTACGAACTAAATTCATACTTATTTCGCCACTATTTACAAATAATTTTTGGTAATATATTTGATTATCTAAATCATTACCATATGATAGTTCTATCGTACCTGTTGAATTTTGATCTAATATTAATTGCAATATTTCTAAATTTTCATCTTTATTTGCTAAATGTTCTTTTCTATCCGATGGACCCCACCTTAATGGTTTGTGTCCTAATGATATATCTGTCCAATTTATTAAAGATGGGGTTTTACCAGTTGGTTCCCATATATCTGTTTCCCATATATGATATGATAAATCTATATTCCAACTATTATCATTAACATTTTCAACTAATACATTTGGGCGTGTAACTATACCATAACTTATATCACCAACTGTTAAATAACTATCATTATCACTATATTCATTCATTTTTGCAAAATCATATTTTATTGAATCAGCAACATCATCTGTCATTTCTCCTGCAAAATCTTTATTTCTAATATTATAAAGTCCATAATCAGGACCATAATTTGGATCGGTTGTTATTAAATTTTGTAAATCTGAATTTTTATATATTTCAGTAGGATATTTGTAATTATCAAACCAAAAATAATGATGATAGGTATTAAAATTATTAGCCGGTACATTATTTACATCATGATGCGCTAATGATTCATAAACAATTTCTTCATTTGATATGCCATTTAATGGTGTAATATTTCCACCATAAGAAATTTTCTGTATTTGTGTTGATTCTGGAAAATTTAAAGATAATTTATTTATTACATATGATTTTCCGGGACGACTAGCAAATGTATTATCATTTGATATATCTATGTCATAATTGACACCATAATATTCTTTTAAATTTACTAAACTTGTATCTATAACTAATGATGGAACTATTTTATTTTTTAATAAAACCCAGCAAGGTATAGATGAAATGCCAGATGGTAAAGATAATTTTGTATCATAATCAAATATTGATAATTTTCCCCAATCATTTACAGTAAATTCTCCATAATTTTCTACTGGACCATCATTATAATTTAAACTTGAAATAAAATTTGATAAGCTTATATCGGTCATTTCATTATCATTATCATTTCTTACTACATCTTTGTTTAATGGAACACATATTAATGATATATCTAAATTAGATGCATCTAATGTTTTTTGAACATAAAATCTTATAGATTGATCGTTTGGTATAGACATAAAATACCAGCCAGTATTAGATGGTGTCGTCATTTATAATAAATAATTATATTTTTTTTTACCAAAATATTATTAAATATTATTTTATAAATAAAATAAATAATTATATATATTTATTTACTGTGGAGGACCAACCCATGGTGGTGTTTTATTCCAGTGTAATTCAGGTTCTGGCTCGGGTTCGGGTTCGGGCTCGGGCTCGGGTTCTGGCTCGGGTTCGGGCTCGGGTTCGGGTTCGGGCTCGGGTTCGGGTTCGGGTTCGGGTTCAGGTTGCCTTGCTTCGGGTTCGGATTCCGGTTCAGGTTCGGGTTCGGGCTCAGGTTCGGGTTCGGGTTCGGGTTCGGGCTCGGGTTCGGGTTCGGGTTCGGGTTCGGG